CACATTTAGCGCGGTGTAACGTTACAATGATATTTATTTTGCAGTAACGTTTGACAATGTTTTGTGTGGCATTTATATTTGAGTAACATTGTTACTATTGATAGGTGATAAAGATGAGCAGGCAAGAGATAGTTATAAGTTCCAAGAGTTACATTGATAACAAGGCCATTGAGAAGCGCAATCGAAAGACTAATCTGGATAAGATTATTATCGACCTTTTGGATGAGCTTGGCGAAATTCAGACCAGCGACCGCACACAAAGCGCCAAAACGATGGCTTACAATCGCGCGGCTAAGAAAGTGATCACTGCTTTGTATGGTAAACGCAAGCAAAAAAGCGGCAACTCTTTGTCGTTGGATGGTGCATCAAAAGCACTTACTAAGGTTCGTAATGCTGTCTCGGCCACTGGCGCGATGCATCATAGCTTTGACAAGTCTATCTCTTCCCTGCGCAATAACTTCCCTCACTGCAGCTATTTGGTGGATGAAATCGACGGATACCCACTGAAAGAAACTCGCGAACGTTGGAGCAAGCTACGCGAGAAAATCACTCACGTAGTACGAGTTGAAAAGCAACTTAAAAAGCTATCTCCTGACATCAGCAATTACGCCACGGTAGTGAACAAAATGGCGAAAGATTTTCCTGCTTGGTCGCATGAAATCGAGTCCTTAAAAACGCTGAAGAAAGAGGACCGAGCCGATGCCATAGAGCGACTGCAAGCTATCTTTGATGAGACTCGCGAGTTTTACCCTGCGTTGGACAAGCTCAAAATTGACCATGAGGTCATGCGCCACCTAACGAAAGACTCGTTCTCAACCGACAACAAACAAGCCGAGAGCAAGGCCAACCTGATTTTTAAGAAAGAGGGCGTGGTCAACATCGACTACAGCAAGCAGATGCAGCTCATGTCCTTGCTGCTCAGTGATTCTTCTGCTCACCAATGGGAAGCGCTTGCCGTTGGTGTTGCCATGGCCACGGGTCGTCGCTCGATTGAAGTATTGTTCCAAGGTGAGTTCGAAAAGATAGACAACAACCGATTAAAATTCACTGGCCAAGCGAAGAAGCGCGGTGGTGTTACTGGCGATGAAATGGAAATCTACTCACTGGCGGATGCCAATGTGGTCCTCAAGGCGCTATCGAGATTGCGCTCGTTCGCAAACATCGCTTCACTAGCTGGCTTAAAAGCGGAACGACATTACAGTGTGAACGAGTTGGTCAGCAACCGAACCGCTGGACCGCTTAACAAGTTCATGCGTGACCTGATTGACCGATTCCCGATCACGCTTGAGGGCCATCGTCGCGATTGGGTATTCAAAGATACTCGCGCTATGTATGCCAAAACTTGCTTTGAGTTATTCTTCAAAGACGACAAGCGCTGGGCGAAAAAAGACGAAAACATGTTCTACCAGGAGCTGCTTGGCCACCACGATACAGATGCCCAAAACCACTACATGCAATTCAAAATCCATAACGCTGGCGCGAAGTGGGAACCGATAGTGGACGACTCACCAGAGCGACGCATCAACGCCATGAAAGCAATGAGCGATAATGAGTGGATAGCGGCAAGAGATAGCCGTTCTAGCCTACATAAGGCCGTCATAGAGATGATAGAAAAAGACCCTTGGCGAACTATTAAACCAATTGATATTCGCAAAGGTCGAAACTACACCATGGTGAAGCAATATCTTGAGGTGGTGGAAGATGCGCTGAAAATTGACCATTCTCTTGACGCGATCATGGAACGAAAAGCCGAGGAATACTCCAAGCCGAAATCCAAGCTAGAAACAGTAGAAAAAATAAACAAGCCTAATACAGTCAACGTGACTGACTTGATAGCTTCATTACAAGAATCTACAGGACTAAGGCTTACTGTTTCGCAAATTGAACCTCTATTGAAAACACAGAAGATACATCAATTAATAGCAGATTTCGGTTCCGGTGATACTCAGGTTAGAGAAGAGTTACTAAATAACGTGTCTATGAAACTTATAGGTAAAGAGTGGCCTAAATATAGTGATGATGTAGATAAAAAAGATTTCCTTAAAGATGTTTTAGATGCAGCTAAAAAAGTCGGATATGAAGTAAAACAGATTGCAGATAAAAGCACCGAGCCAGTGCTAAAGCCTAAGATGAAGGGTTATAAGGAAGATGATGGCACTTGGCTGGTAGACGTGGCGATTGAAGACAAGGTTTGGCAAATTAGCGTAGGTAAAGAGCCTAAAAACGTTATGGAAGCATTCAGATTAGCTTGGAATGAGTTCGAGTTCCGCAAATCTCTACCAGAAAAGCCACCTGCTCCTTTAGTTACCAGAGATGCAGGAATGTGGTACTCCCGAATAATGATCAAAGGGCAAGCTATCTGTGAGGTTTGGACGCCTAGCAAAAAAGCTAGCAAGGATTCAACTCTTGCTTTATATCGAGACTTGACGATTTAGCGATCTCGGACCCAAACAAAAGCCCGCTATCTTCAGCGGGCTCTACTTAACTAAACTTTTCCATCGCTTTAGGTATACTTACCGTAGAATCATCATTGTAAGTATATGATTTACTCATTTTACGAGTATGAGTCTTGGCCTTGCCGTTTACATAGTAAATCCGATATTGGTTCTCACCTAAAACCTTAACTTCATAAATCCCTTTACTACTGCCATTATTAGAAAAACAAGCAACAACCCAATTACCATCAACATCACCAGACTGACAAGTTAACTGGTCGTAAATGTGGGCTTCATTGTATGAACTCCACAGTTCTAGTTCTGCACTGTTAACTTCATCAGGAACACTATCAGATGTAAGAAAGTGAAAACCAAACAGCGCAACAAAAGCTAAGAGCGTGTACTTAAGCCCCCTATTCACGAAACTATTAATTTTATCTATCACAATAATATACCTGTTTAACCAACTGAATAGACTAATATAAACCAATTTATTCACTAAAACAGTGGGTAGCGTGTAACTAACGCTTTTTAACAATACCCATGAGTTTATCCCAACCTTCTTGGCGACGATAAGAAGAATCGACAGAGAAATGACCTCTCTCTTTCTCATGCCATTGATCACTAATCTCTTGGTTTATTTCTTTGTAATTAGCCAAACCATGAAGAAGAACCATGACAGGATAACCCAGTATAAAAACCAGCTTAGCAGGGAGACTGGTAAAACAAATCATAACAAAGTGACCACGGTCCTCGTTTAAAAAATACTCATACTTTTGACACCATTTTATTTGTCGATATTCGAACATAGCATTGTGATCTTTCTTAGACACTTGAACCTGCTGGTAGCCGTTCTCTTTTGTGAATTCAAATTCGTAACTCATACTCAAATACATTCCATAATAGCCTGCTTAACTGAACCAGCCCAAGCCTCTGCATCGCCTATAAAGCTATCTAGACCATAACTCAGCATCGTCATAGCTACATCGAACGGACGAAGCTTGTGTTGTTGGACCGCGATATTCGCAACCTCAATCACCAAGCTACGCTGATCTTTGCTGAGTGCGTGGGTGGATGTTTCTGGGAACTCGATAGAAGGACATTCCCCCCGCCCCTCAATATCCGCTGGACGCCCGTCGTTACTAGTATCTTGGGCATGATTTTGTGATCCACCCTGTGCAGTATTGTTATTAATAAACAGTGGCCAAGGTGGATCATATTTTGGTGTAATTTGATCGTCGATTTCTTGCATGAATGGAGCGAACGCCGCCGCCATTTCGTCGCGTAGGTCTGTTAGGCCCGTTAGGCGACATTGCTCGTCTAGCTTGTCGAAACGCACCTTGTAACCTGGCTTGAATGCCGTCTCGCTTAGGTCATTGATAAACGCTGCCACTTGGCGTTGGATGGTATCCACATCAAGCGATTCAGAGTCTTGCAAGCTCTCTTCAATACCTTGAGTACGTAGTGCTACTAGCGTTTTCACTGCTTCCCATTCTGGCAAGTGAACAAAATACGCATTCACGGCCTTGCGACTGTTGATGCGCTTTTTGCGTGACTCAATAGGCACACCAAACGAGCGCAGGTGGTTGTTAAACCATTGCACTGGCTCTTGTAGTGTCTTTTCCGATACCGTGATGCCTGAGTATTTGTAGAGGCGGTCTTGCGTGGATTTCTTGCGCAGCCAATCGTAAAGCGCAGGGCGAAGCTCGTCTGCGGTCCACTCTTTGCCGTTGTAGTTCAACTGCTCATCAATGCCAGCCACTTGCAGTAGCTTCACCAAGTGACCACGTTTGATGGAAAGGTGACGCCAGCTCACTCGGCTCTCGGCGTGATTCACGTCTTTTCTGTCTAGCGCGTGGGCCGTGTCTTTGCATACGTTCACCCAGCCTAGCTTTTTAATCGCATCCACAAAGCGAGATTTATTCTGCTTGTAGGTTAGTGCCGTGATGATTGCGTTACGCTTTGACTCAGGAAGCGTTAGCGCGTTGTCGATGTCGTTATACTTCGCGTTCGCGCCATCTTTCGCGAATTCCGCGTACACCTCTTTGGCGAACGGCAGCAAGCAATCCAATTGCTGATCGTTGGCCGCATCCAAATGCAGGTCGTAATTCACTTTTGATTTGGTGATCTCGGTTGGTGTGTAATCCTCACCGTTGCGCATTACCGTCGTGAACATGTCACCAACATGCACTGGCGCTTGATCAATATCGCGTAGCGTCACACGGTTGTTACGTTCTTTCGCTTCTTCGCGGACTGTTGCACCAAAATCTGCTGCCAGTTTTTGTTTCGCCACTTCAATGATTTCATAGCCACCCTTTGCAGCCAGCTCCAAAAAGCGAGCGCGGTAGCGGTTAGAAGATTGGTTCTGCTTCGCCTTAACTTGGCAGAATAGCCATTCATAAACAGGGTTGCGCGAGGTGTAGTTGCCCGTAGTTGGGTCAATATCTAGTACCTTCATCGTCTCGGCTGATACTTGCTCTATCAACTTGTCTTGAATGTAAGTTGGGTCTGTTGGTTCGCTGCGTTCTGCGTTATCCAGGTAAACGTGAAACTCCTTCACATCACGCGCTCGGTTAAGACCTTGGTGGCCTTCCTCGGCAGTACCAACGCGAGAAGATAAAAAGCCGATGGTCTTATCAAATTGGTGAGCACTAGACTTAATATCGAATCCGGTACCTAGCGTTGGCGATGCAATCAGCACATCAAGGTTAGGTACGATAGCATTGATGTCTTCTAGTGCCGTTTTCACTTCCTCAGTGCCAGTGACATCCGCATGTACGACCAAAACCGCACCATCGTAGTGTTTGCGCTCTCTCTCTTGCTCTATGGCAGTACCAATCGCTTTTACTTGCTCTTTCGAATTGGCGTAAATGTAGCGCTTACCCTTAGCCATGATTTGCTGCATGACTTCTTCTAGCAAGTGATCTTTCGATTCGTAGACGTACATCTTTTTGCCTTTGGCAACTTGGAACGTGTTTTGGAAATACACGCCAGTGTGCATGCCGATGTAGTTGCAAAAATCGAACGTTAAGTTACCCAAGTGTGCATCCGCTAGGATTTGGGTTTCGCTGTTCTTAAGAACAAATTGCAGGTAGCTAAGACACTTTTCGCCGTACTGGATGGTTTTTGCGTAATATTGGCTTAGGTTCTGCTCGAACTCATCAACAAACACCACATCCCAATTTGAGCAAGCTAGGCGCCATAGCGAATCTACCGAACAGACCAGAACGTGCGCATTACGTAGCGCCATATTTTCATCAATGCCTGGTGTGCGGTCTTTAATGATGAGGTCTTGATAAAATTCAACTGAGACGTTCTCTTTTGCTAGACCTTCTTTTAGTGATTTCGCCAACGCAACACGGTGAGAAATAACCAAGGTCTTTTTGTCAGGGTTTTGCTTGATGTAGTTTTGAACCACGGTCGATTTACCCGTACCCATATCGGATTCGATAAGGTTCAAGCCTTCGCGAATCGACGCGGTTAGGTAGCGAGTGTTTGACTCAACTTTTTCAAAGCCACGAATGTTTAGCAGCTGCTCTCGAACAGCTTGCCATCCAAGATTGATAAATGTATCGCTCCAGTCAAAGCCTTCTGTTTGCGGTAGTGTCCAAAAACAGTTGTTGCTTTGAACGACTTCCCAGCCTGCTTTATCGTTATCTGGTGCCGCAATAAACTGAATGTCCGGATGCTTTTCTCTTAGTAGCTCAATGATGAATGGAATATTACCTTCACCAATTGGCGTCACAATTACTTCACCTGTTGATACGTGAGCTGAGTAAGCATCAGCAAAACCACCGACTACAAATACCCGTTTGGGTCCATGGTCCCCAAACTCACCAAAAGTGCAAAAGCCAAGGTCTGTTCGTGCATTATCGCTCGATAGCTTGTTGATCGTGCGCTGACCTACATTGAACGCTTTATCTAAAATACGCTCAAAGCCGCAGAAGCGGCCCTGGTTAAATAGCTCTTCATAGATAGGCCAAACCAAGCAAGGGTTGTTGTACTTGTCACGACCAAGGCGAACGTCAACAAAACGGCTAATGTCAGCCATTTGCTTTTTGATCATGTATTCCGTTGGAGCAAAATTGGCAGGCCAACCAAGGAAAAGTTTTTGTTCCTTTTTTAGCTCGTCCCATTGTTCTTGCTCGGCTTTAAGACGGCGTTTGTCCGCTGCTTTCTTACGGCGCTCATAGTCAGCGAATAGCTTTTGTCTTTCTTCCTCAGAATAATCTTTCTTCTTCGGTTTCCAGCCTGCTTCCATTGCTTCGTAAATGAAAGATCCAAAGCTAGTACGCTTTACACGTTGGAAGTTCTTCCACCAACTCTTAAAGCCACGTTTATCGTAGGAGTTGCCCGTTGCTGACCAGCGCTCGAAAATGTCTCTGGCTTCGTTGCCATATTCAGACACTAACGCACGGCCAATCTTAGACCATCGTTTGTAGGATAAATCTGGAGAGATGTAACTGAGGGCTTCCTCAGCTTCGTATAATTCTAGTTGTATATAATTTGCCATTTTAGCCCATCATTATCTGTTATTTATGCAACAGATGGCGTTTCGATTAAAAATCAAACAAAGATGATTTTTCTATTGCACGCTAACGCCTAGACAGCTAGAATTAAACCTAAGTTTAAATGGTGGTTTGTTTCTAGCTACCTCTCTTTAAGAAAGCCCAGTCGCCACAACTGGGCTTTCTTGTATCTGTAATTTGTCTTTTCTAAATCATCAACTGATTATTATCCGAAATTCATGGGGCATTGTCGTTCCCATTTCATAGCATTAACACCTAAACTCGCCACAAGTCTAAATGATCATTCATAATTGGTAAATAACAAAGTTGATCTTTATGTCATATTTGAAAAACCAATCTTCCTATCGTCGATCACTCTAAATACTACGCCCTTTATCAACGTTGTATCTGTCACCCTCATCACCGGAAATTGTGTATTTAACGGTTTAAAATATTTTATACCACAATCGTTTACTAATTGCTTGAATGTTGCTTCTTGAGTTGCCTCGTCGATTGCAACTACGAAATCATTGTCATTGGGGATAGTGTCTGGGTTTACTAAAATTATAGAGCCATCCGGGAAATGGTATCTTCCCATGCAATCCTCCATTGATGTACCACTTACTCGTAAAGCGAAAGTGTTTCTAGGTAACTTGTTTCCGGTTACAAATATTTGCTCTTGGTCAAAATCATTTATGTGTGGACTTTCTGTCCACATTCCCGCTTGAACCCAAGACACGATAGGGATGTATCGTCCAATGGCCTGTGGTGCTCTTTTTCTCTCTTGACCATTGAAATCATAGTCTTGGTTGGATGTATTTTTTCCCATTCTTCGCTCTAGTTCAGCGAGAGGCCAGCCAAATAGTTTGCAGTAACCATCAATTATAGGAAACGGCGGTACGGCTCCTCTTTCTATCCTAGACAGTTTTGATGTAGAGCAGTCAATTCCCCATTCAGAAAAAGTACTAGCCACTTCTTCCAAACTAAAAGAATGTTTAATTCGCTCGGCTTTCAATATCTCGTGAAGCTCCATTTATCAATTCACCATCAAATCGTTCATATATGAAATTATCGTATATTTTCATATTTGACATGTCACAAATGACAGTTAATAATTAACGCGTTTATTGTCATATTTGGGATTTTGAAAATGGAAACGCCTTTGAGGAAATGTCGATTGGATGAGGGCATCTCTTTAATCACTTTAGCTTCAGATTGTGACACTAGCTTATCTACACTTAGTCGTTTGGAAAGAGGTGTGTCTATCAACGCCTCTGCGAGTATTTGTCATTTTATTTTAGAAAGATATCAGCACTGTGGTTTGACTTTGGAGCACTTGGTTTACCCAAAGCGTTTTCCGAATTTTTCTATCAAGCGTTCACATACGCCTTTGGTATCTAAGAAATTAAAGTGAGGGTGTAGTGCGATACAACAAAGAAGGGATAAGAGAAGAGCTGCGTCAAGCCCTGCTTGTTGTACCTCGTACTCGTGGCCAATTGGACGGTTTTGAAATGAATGGATGCAGTGATGCTAGGTTTCAACGAAAAAATTATCGTATTGAAATAGGCGAACATGGTGAGGAGTTGGCAAAAGTATTGTCACCAGTGGTTACTACATTGGCATGTAAAAAATTCAAACGCTCTCCAATGCCATTGTCTTCGGAAGCGTTTCGGCACTCTAGGTTGGTTCGAGACATGAATAGTGCACCGGAGCACATTGGGGCCTGGCTTCGCTTCTGTTATAGCGAAGGTGCTCAATGTCCTACAAAAGTTTTATTAAGCGTCTTGCTGGCTTCTTTCTATGAAGATGAATCAAAAAGTCTTAGCGATGATTCTAAGGACTTGATCAAGCACCTTGCCTTACTCGCTTGTATGCAGAAGCGAGATGCCCTTAATGGCTGTTATATGCAATTAACGCAGACAAGAATCGCAGAGTTGGCGGGTAAGAAACAAAAAGCATGGGAAAAAACATGGGCTAAGCGATGGAATCGTCTGATTGATATTTTAAATCAATTCGATAAAGAGGGGTTAGATCATGTGTATGAACGAGGCTGCAGCCGAAAAGCTACCCGAAGGAATGCCAACATGCTTGTGCAATCGGTACTTCGGGATGCCGCCCGAAATTACGTGGCTACCTGAATGGGGTTACAACCTCACTCAAAAAACTCTCATTCTGTACTGTCCTAACTGTAAGTATCAGGTAGGTCCTGTAGATAACCGCCCTGCAGCTATAGCTAGTTGGGCTCTTTTAAATTTACATGGTGATGAGCACGCATATAGTAATTGGGCAAAAAACTATGCAGCACATTACACCACTCCTGATTACTTAAATGAATATTTGCGTCGGAAGGTTGAGTTCTGGCGTTGATAAGACAAAACCCTTGGGACCATGGTCCCAATAGCAAGCTTACAGCAACGGTAAAAGAAATTACCCCGCTCATTACTCAGCACAAGATTATTTACGCCAGGAGATAGCAATGAAGAAGTTTTATAAATCAAACCATGCAGATGTATATACCGCATGGACTGACTATCGAAATAAGACCAACACGTTAAAGGCAGAGTTTACTGAGTTCGCAAATAACTTTGATTCGAAGCCTGTTTTTTCTTACAGCGTTAATGGCCACAAATTCGCAAACCTAATGTTAAACAATTACGGTGCTCGCTCTGACAGTTCGCTTTGGACAAGACCAAAACCAGCATTGGGTAATACAAGCCATATTAGGGCAAGAGTTCAAGGCAAGGAAAACATGGCTGAACTTCGTCAATTGAAAGCGAAGTTTAAAGAGCTAAAGCCTGCCTGCTCAGAGGTTTCTTTGGATGGCCTTTATCAAACACTCGGCATTTCTTGGAGTGACGTTGTATTCACTGGCATTGAGTGGTTCGCCTTTGATGGAGATGTCTACATTTCCACTTCATTAAGCATCACCCAAAACGTGGATGAAATTACAGCCCACGAATTTTCAATCGCCAAGCAATCGAAGGATAAAGTCGATTAATTAAGGAGCCACCATGGAGACCACTGACCTAACGCAAAACCTGTTTATTCTTGAAAGTTTTTTTCAAGCTACGCCTTACCTAGAAAAATAAGGCTATCACTGCGAGCACTAACGCTGGATTCATAAAAATAAACAGGATGTGTCCGTGGTCCCAAATGGTAGCGGCGTCAAAATTGAACCTATTAAACATTAAGAGTTAGCTATGAGTATTTTTCCTAAAAACGCGATGGTTTACCGCCATAACCTTGGCTTTAGCTTTGACATCGAAAAGCTTGAAGAGCAGATGAGAGAGTTCGTGTACACACCATGCGGTGAAACAGATAAGCAAAAGTTTGGCTGGACCCCTGCACTTGGCAAGAACACCGAAAATTTTGTGCACATCGCAGACCAATACGCACTCATCGTGGCGAAAAAGGAAGTAAAGAACGTTCCTTCTGCCGTTATTAGAGAATCCCTGAACGAGAAAGTTGAGGCATTCGAAAAGGCAGAAGGTCGACCAATGCGCAAGAAAGAAAAAGACGCATTGAAAGATGACCTGATGATTGATCTATTGCCGCGAGCGTTTAGCCAGTACACCTATTTATCAGTATTCATTAACACCAAGTCGAACTTGGTGGTTGTGGACGCATCGTCATTTAAAGCGGCAGAAGATGTGCTTGCCTTACTTCGGAAAACCATTGGTAGCCTGCCAGTGATTCCTGCGGCCCCTGTTAAGTCAATTGAAAACACCATGACCGAATGGGTTAAGGAAGGAACTGTACCTTCTGGTTTCACTCTGCAGCACGATATTAAGTTGACGTCGGTAGTTGAAGATGGTGGTAGCGCTCAATTCAAGAAGCAGGAAATTGGCTCAGATGAAATCAAAGCTTGCATTGAGGCCAACAAGGTTGTCACTTCATTAAAGATGGATTGGCAAGAACGTATTGAATTCACACTGGCCGATAGCGGCACGATTAAAAGCCTCAAGTTCTCAGACCAACTTCAAGACCAAAACGACGATATTCCACGCGAAGAAGTGCTTGCGCGTTTGGATGCGGATTTTTGTTTGGCTGCAGGCAATGTTTTTGAGTTCTTGAAAAGTCTTTACACCGAGCTGGGTGGCTTTGATGGTGAAGAGCATCTTTACACCAAAAATGAAAACGCTGAATCAAACACGGAAGCGCTGCCTAGCTCGGTCACTCTTACCAAGACCCATGCTGAAAAGCTGATGCTTGTCATTGGAAGTGATATCGATGAAAGCGAACTTGATTCTCTGTTCACTCAAGCGCGTGATTACGTAGCAGAGACGCGCCGAGCGTCGGTTTCTGGTCTGCAGCGTAAGTTCAAGATTGGCTATAACCATGCTGCTCGAATTATGGAACAACTCGAAGTATGTGGTGTGGTTTCTAAGCATGGTCACAATGGCCAGCGTTCTGTTCTTATCGCACCAAAGGAGGCTGAATAATGGCTAGAGGTTCGGTGAACAAAGTGATTTTGGTGGGCAACCTAGGCCAAGACCCTGAAGTGCGTTACATGCCAAACGGCGGCGCAGTTACCAACCTTACCATCGCTACCAGTGATCAATGGCGTGATAAAGCAACCGGAGAGCAGCGCGAGAAAACCGAATGGCACCGTGTGGTGTTGTTTGGAAAGTTGGCAGAAGTTGCAGGTGAGTACCTTAAAAAAGGCTCGCAAGTTTACATTGAAGGCCAGCTGCAGACGCGCAAATGGCAAGACCAAAGCGGGATTGATCGTTACTCCACTGAAGTGGTCGTGCAAGGTTTTAACGGCGTGATGCAAATGCTTGGCAATCGTTCTCAGAATCCGCATGCAGGTGGATGGGGTCAGCCACAACAACCACAACAGCCACAACAACCACAACAGCCGCAGCAACAGCAAAGACCTCAACAGCAACGCGCACAACAGCAGCAATACAATGCACCACGACAACAGCCGCAACCACCGCAGTATAACGAGCCGCCAATGGACTTCGATGACGACATACCGTTTGCTCCAATCGGCCTGCAGTTCCCTGCCCTAGTTCACTGTATGGGATAAGGCGATGCAATCGGACTCCAACCAGCTTATCGCATACGTAATGACGCATCACCGACAAGTCGTGAAATCTCAGGCGGATGCCATGAGTTGGTTGGATAAGAACGTACCAACATGGCGAACGGTTCCCGTTCCAGAGCCTGTTAGCACCATTTATTACGATGGTGAAACAGATTACCCATGATTATATCGGCTACTACGAGCCGATTAAGGATTGAGTTATGAAAGTTGAATACAACATTGTATCAGGCGTTGAAGTTAAGGCAGATGTATATGCAGGTGAGAACTGCGACCAGCACGAGCCTTACTTGGAATCTTGGTGTGAGGGTGACATGGATAGCGATACTAGCAAAGAATTTAGTTTTGATAGCAAACGCTGGCCTGTTGGTACAAAGCTTCAAGTATTGGTCCCGATGTGCCCAGGGGAAGATTGTGATGTAGATGCTGATTTCCAAGATGAAAATGGAAAGTGCCGAGAATGCGGTTTCGATTGGAATAAATGGGTTGAAGAGCAGTATTCGTAGTTAAGTTAATAAGGATTGAAATTATGAACCAGAAATTAGTAAAGATGATTGAAGATGCAGGTTTGGAAGTGAGTGACGTTAGCCACATCATTGAAGAAGCGCAGGCACAAGTCGCAGTCTCTAAAGACCATCCGATCCTTATGAGCCGCGATAATCATTATGGTTGGAAGTTAGAAGAGTTAGTTGAAAAACTACGCGGTGAGATTATGAGTAAGTCGCTCAATATTGCCGAAGATATGTCGTTCGAAGCGCAAACTGTTAAGAACAACAACTTCCAAATTCTCGGTCTGTTTATGCAAGTTGAAGCGCTTCAACGTCAGTCCTTTGTGGTGATGTCTAAGTTAGGTAAAGACCAAGGTCCGAAAGGAGTGCCTCGAATTGGTAAAGATTCAGAGCAAGACAAGCTGGCCAATGTAACTATGAATATGCGTGAAGTAATTCTTGCTGCCGAAGAGTTTGGCCTTGTTCGCACTGAAGATGGAACGGTGATTACTGGCGCTCTCGCTTCTGAACATGGCGTGATGTTGGTTAAGGGGTAGGCTTGGCTAAAAAGTTCTATATTGCAGGGCCTGTTAGCAAAGAAACAAGCGGCAACTATGCCGCTTTCAAACAGGTCGCAGACCAAATCACAGAGAGTGGCCATATTGCGCTATACACTTCTTTGTTGCCACAAGGCATGAGCGAAGAAGAGTACATGAAGTTTGCTCATGCGATGCTTGAAGTGTGCGATGTGGTTGTGCTGCTTCATCGTTGGAGTATGAGTGACGGCGCAGTGGCTGAATTCCACTGGGCGGTTAAGTTAGGCAAGAATATCATCCGAGAAGAACATTTACCTTTGGTCTTCCAGCATCACAATGTCGATAGTGTGTTATGCGCAGCAACCAATGAGGTCGTAGAGATGGTTAGCTTTGGTAGTCGCTCAATTTAATTTTTGAAATGTTATAAGTAGATAGGAATTAGAAGTGTGAATGAAATGACTTATTTTGCCTGGTTAGATTACGAAACTGGCGGTCTTAATGGACGACTTGATAATGGCCATTTAGGCATGGATTATTATCCTATTTTTGAAGTGGCCATGATTGTTACTGATAGCCAATTGAATCAGGTTGGAGAACCATTGAGATTAGTTGTTCATCAATTTGAAGATAGCATATCTCAGTGTAGTCAATGGGCTATTGATACTCATACTAAAAGTGGTCTTCTGGATGAAGTGCGTACTTCTACATTGTCGCTAAGAGATGCTGAAGTTGCGATCATTTCACATCTAAAAAATTTGGGTATTCCTCCCTATGATCGCAAGAAGAAATCTGGAGCTATTCTTGCTGGCAGCTCTATTATGTTTGATAGAACATTCATGATGTGTCAAATGCCCGAACTTAGTGATTACTTGCATTACCGTCAATTGGATGTGTCTGCATTTAACTTAGCGGTTCGAGCTTTTAAGCCAGAGATTGAACAGTTTGTACAAAAACAATATAAGCATGAAGCTTTATCCGATATTCAAGAAACGATTGATGAGTTCAAGGTTTATCGCTCGGCCTTGTTTGACGATCATTTGAGCAACAATAAAATTGAAATATTAGCTAAAGAGCGAAATGCTCTCGCTCTTGAATTACATCAAATCTTAGTTGCCACCGAAAAACCATGTGATGCGCTTGCTGTTGGTGAGTTCATTTTGGATATTAGAGATAATATTGTTGAACTCTTTGAGAGCCACAAAGATTGCGCTGACATCTATTTTAAACCTAAATTTTCCATTGGTGATATTGTTTGGGGAGCTTTTAATCCTAGCATTGTCACTTTTGATGATCGCTTGCCCGTCGTTGAACTTAAAGTCAAAGATATTAAGTTTAGTGGCGTTCTCCATGAGAATGGACAATTGAAAGTTGATTTGACCTATGTTGTTGAAGAGCTAAATGGTTGGACTGAGCATGGAGTTAGAGAACGAGAGCTTTTTTGTGACAAAAGAGCCGCTGAAAAGGAAGCTTATTCACTGACTGAAGCTGAGATGAAGAGATTTGAACAAAAATATCTGCAAGCATCAAAGATGCTCAAGTCAACAAAAGTAGATCAATAGTCTAAAGCTTCTTTGAATATCACATTCAATAAAGGGGGCAAGCCGCTAAACATTGCCCCCTTGATTACGAACTTCCAATTATCAATATTTACTTGCGTAACGCTTTGTAAATAGCAACTGTGAAGTAGACGATTTTAAGTAGCAGAGCCACTGTCGTCAGAGCTTCTATCATTCGTTTGCTCCTTATCAGGGAGCTGCCCCTCATCTTTCGCCCTGCACAGTTACCACCGTCAGATTTGGGTGCTACCACATGGTGAGAGGTGCTGCAGACTCATCAATTAAGGGCTGGTTTAGGCGCTACCCCAACTCGGTAGTAAGTAAAAGTATTTAGGAGTTACGAAAATACTCTCGCTAATTTTATTGAACTGCATTCATCACTAGTAGTGGTAGAGATTATATGAGAGTTTTTGGCATTAAATCAAATCGTAGTCATTTGCTTTAGTTGGTAATGGCATTACGTATTATTGAATAAAAATTTTATGGGTATATAATGGATGTATCACATGGTGAGAGGTGCCGTTCCTTAATCCGCTAATTTTGGAACACATCTTAAAAAGAACCTAGGCCGCTAACCTAGGTTTTTTTGTACCTAAAGAATAGTAACACTATCTATAACTAAGGCTGCATATGCGGCCTTTTGTTTTTATACCAGCTCTTGGTCACACTCACGGCTATTTGCGTAAATAGGACTGGCTTTCGCTTTGGCAAGTAATTAGTGTCGGACGTAACTTTTACACGCCAGGAGAGTTATAGATGAACATTAAACCAACTCAAACCAATTTAGTGATCAGTATTCTTGAAAGTGCCAATTATGGCCCCACCACAGTTGATTCCATGTTATTTTGGAACAAAGAAACCGAAGAAGCTGGTCGTATACATTTGGAATTTGTGGTTGAACAGTTATTGTCGTTTAAATTTCTAACGCCCACACAAGATCAGCGATTGATGACCACTAGGCAAGGAGAGCAATTTCTTTGTCTGGCCATACAACGAAAAGTGGCATGAAATTAGAATGTTCTGTTCAATAGACCGTTGCAAAGGTAGGGTTATCAGTATATAGTTTTATCACGATGCGGTTTTTGTAACTTCATCGCCACAAAGCAAACATTTTTAGTTTGTATTTGAAAAGAAACCTCGCTTCGGCGGGGTTTTTTCGTATTTGGACGCAGCCTTGAGTACCTGAGACCCGTTTAGCGACGGAGAGGAAGTTGTGAGATGTACGGCAATGAAATGGGCGACTGTGAGGTGATGCAACACCCCACAGCCATCTGACCTATTACGCAAGTCATAAGCCAGACCGAGGCCCACCCAGCTCTGCAGAGCGGTGTGAGTCTACACGAAAGTGAAGCGCTATGACATTGTTAAAAGAGCTACGCTGCCCATATTGCAGCAAGTTGCTTTGTAAGTACGACGGCACGGTACAAATTAAGTGCAGTCGATGTAAGAGAATCATTGAAATGTAGAGTGCCATTGAGCGCCTTTTGTGAGGTGACTTGAAACATTCTTTTTTTTATGACCGAGTCCAGTTAGTTAACGCGGACTGCCTTGAATATTTGAAAACCCTTGAAGATAACAGTGTGGACTTGGTTCTTACCGACCCACCTTACTTTCAAGTTAAAAAGAACGCTTGGGACAATCAATGGCCCGACGTTGAATCATTTTTGGCATGGCTTGATGAAGTTATGCTTGAGTTCTGGCGCGTCTTGAAGCCGTCTGGTTCTATATATCTATTTTGTGGCCATAGGCTTTCAGCAGAAACCGAATTGCTTATGCGTCAACGTTTTAATGTGTTGAATCATATTATATGGGCCAAGCCCAGCGGACCATGGCGCAGAATGCGCAAGTCTGATTTACGTTCTTTCTTTCCATCCACGGAGCGCATTCTATTTGCTGAACATTACGGCGCAGATGGACATGCTAAAGGTGTAGCAGGTTACGCGCATAAATGCCGGGAATTGAAGAAGGAAGTGTTCAAGCCGTTAATTGATTATTTCCGTAATGCGCGTGAGTCACTTGGCATTAGTGCGAAAGAGATTAATCAAGCCACCGGCTCTCAGATGTGTTCACACTGGTTTAGTTCTAGCCAGTGGAAACTTCCCAATCGTGAGCAGTATGAAAAGCTTCAACGCTTGTTTGAAGATAAAGCCGGTGAACTGAATAAGTCACACGATGATCTTATTAAGGAGTACGACGGTTTAAACGCCGAGTACCAAGTGCTTGTTCGTCAGTATGACGATTTGAAAAGCGAGTACGAAAGTCTTCGTCGTCCTTTCTCAGTTACCAGCGAAGTCCCATACACTGACGTTTGGACATTTGCGCCTGTTCAGTATTATCCGGGCAAACACCCATGCGAAAAGCCAGCAGATATGTTGGAACACATTGTTACAGCAAGTAGTCGTGAAGACGATGTTGTCCTTGATGCGTTTATGGGGTCAGGTTCAACGGGCAAAGTCTGCTTTAATTTGGGTCGTCAGTTCATCGGAATAGAGATGGAAGAAGATACATATTTGAATACCGTTGAATCATTTCGAAACTTAGCTTAAGGAATTTTATGCACATCTGCCCAGCATGTAATGGACAACGAGAGTCTGTTGTTTTTGTAAATACAGGACTCAACAGTGAAGAACACTATTCTGAAATCAGAAAATGCGACAGATGTTTAGGTGCAGGGTTTGTTTCTCAAGAAGTGATTGACGCTATCGAGCATGGAAAGCAGCTACGTAAGATTCGAATAGCGAAAGGGCAAACCTTACGTCAGGTTGCAAAGTTTGAAGGTGTATCTGTCGCTCATGTATCAAGGCGTGAGCTTGGATACATTTTGGAACGCTAATAAATCACAATCATGATCAACCGCCGTTATTGGCGGTTTTTTTTGTTTAATTTTCGGAGAGACATCAATGCTCTGCACATGTAATTTTTCACAACTCGGTTTTTTGTTTCGAGTTAATGCTGTTTTGTTCAACGGTAAGTGGACCGATAGTCAAAAGAACGGTGTTATTCGTTATGTTGCTGTTTATGCTTTTTTGAAAGCTCAGGGGATGCGTATTCCGCTTAGCTATTTGGCATATACGTTAGCCACGGTTTATCACGAGACTGCGCGATACATGCAACCTATCGCGGAGTTTGGGAAAGGAGCTGGGTATCCATATGGTATTCCCGATCCTGTCACTGGACAAACGTATTATGGCCGTGGTGATACTCAAAATACGTGGAAGAGCAATTATGAAGCGTTGGCTCCATTACTGTTCAAAGTAAACATGAGTGGTCGTGGTGTTGATGTGGTCAACGAACCAGACAAACTCCTTATTCCATTCTACTCAGCACAAGCCACTATTATCGGCATGTCTACAGGCTTGTACACTGGTAAACAATATTCTGATTATCTTGATTTAGAAACACCCGATTATGTAGGTGCTCGTCGCATCATCAACGGGACAGACCAAGCGCATACTATTGCCGGATACGCTCATGAATTTGAACAAGCACTGCGTGTTGGTTTTGGCGCGAAGATTGACCGTGATCTTATCAAGATGGGTTCGAGTGGTGGTGACGTTCGAGAGCTGCAATTGAATCTGAATTTAAACCCTGATGGTAAGTTTGGCAGCAATACCGAAATTGCTGTTAAGCAGTTCCAGCAGTCTATGGGCTTGGATGCGGACGGTATTGTCGGTAAAGCAACTTGGAAAGCGTTAGAAGATGAATTTTATTGGAGCAAAGTAGTATGAAGTATTTCGTTTATCTAGTGTTTTTATTTTCTCTCATTGGGTGTACTAGCAAAAGCGTCACTTACTTAGATAACGGAAGTGCGAGTAGTGATTGTTCAAGCAGTGTTGAGATTAACTCTAATGGCATAACAATGACCGATGAGTGCAGTCCTAATGGTGAAGCAGTGAAACAAATAAAATTGGAGTGATTGTGAAATTAATTAGTGTGTTTATTTGTATGTTGGTATTGGCTGGGTGCTCTAACGCCAACTACCACATTGAGCAAAACAGCCGAAACGGCTTGAAGTGTTCTGAGCAAGATATGCGTGGCAACACCATTGTGAATAGTAAATGCAATGTACATATCGAAGGAAAGGAACAGTCTCCAACTGATGTTGGTACAAAGTAATCATTGGGACCATGGACCCAATAGACTTTCTTTGTGTCCATGGACCCAAAGTTAAGTATTGGGACCATGGACACATTGCAAGGACATCATACAAAAGCCTGCTTAGTAGTTGGTTTTTTTATGATGTTTTATTAAGGATAGCTTTTGATTGATTAACTCCCAAGAGGGCGGGTAGCAACGGCTGTACTGGCAGTTTGTGTTGTTACGGAAATTATTCTACCTCAGTCATTATCTCGACAACTCACGGGATAATGACAAACCAGAGCCAACCGACGCTAGTCGGCGTATGTGTGGGTGGCGCATTGAGTTGCACACATACGTTCGACGTCCTTGTTTTATTCCTTTATTTCAATGGGTCCTTTGGGCGATCTTTCGCTCTTACGGGTGTGCATAGGCGCAGAAGCTCGCTCGTTGAAAATTTTTTTTGATTTTTCACGGTTTCCGGTTCCGCTTTTTTTTGAGCATTTTTTCAAATGAACAACCTATTTTTCCCAGATAAAAAATGGACGCAATCTGACATTGCCAAATTGCTTAATATTAGTGAGCGTCAGGTGCGAACCCTTGTAAAACAAGGATTTCTGCCTGCGGCTAAAGGTCGTGATGGCATGAACCCTCTGGCTTGCAATCATGCGTACATTGCATACAAATCTCGTGCTAAAGAGCCTCAAAACAAACCGGAAACCGATGATGAAAATCCGGAAGAGTCGTTTGATAAGGCTGAGCGAAAACTTAAATTGGAAGAGCGCCGCGAATCGATCGCAATGAAACGAGCGAAACGGGTTTTGTTCGAAAAAAGTTACGCTCCTATTGAGGTGATTGTTGATGCACTGCAGCAGGTCGGCTCACGTATCAACACTCGTATAGATGGACTACTTCCAAAAATGAAAACGGCTTGGCCTGACATGCCACCTGAAGCGATTGAAGTGTTGGAGGCCGAAATTGCAGCAACTATGAATGAGTGTGCGGATGTTCAACCAGATTTGTCAGACTACCTGGATAGCGATGAAGAGGGCTGTCCATCTTGGATTGATGGGAGTGAGGAAGACTCCGCCAGTTAGTGGCACTGAGTGGGCAAATCAACATTTTCGTTTGGCTTCCGGTTCGTCTCAAGAAGAGGGGGCTTGGGTTACCCTCTATTTCCAAGTCGCCATACTTAATATGATGTGCAACCGCTCGATACGCCGCCTGACTTTTCAAAAATCAGCGCGTATCGGTTGGTCCAAAATGTTAGTCGCTGCGGTTTCTTGTTTACTTCATCAATTCAAAACCAACACCGTTATTTACCAACCCACGGATGATGATGCGAAAAACTTCACCATCGACGAAATCGACGGCGCTTGGGAAGAAATGCCCATTATCCGCCGGATCTTCCCTTTTCTTTTTGCTCGGGACCAAAACAACACGACTAAGAAAAAAGTCGGTTTAGGGTGGATCCTAGACATTCTTGGTGCGGCCACACCGAAAAACATGCGCCGAATTACCAAAGGCGCGTTATTTGGGGATGAGATTGATGGTTGGGACTGGGAGCTGGGCAAAGAAGGAGATCCAATTTCCTTAGCTCGGACTCGTTTGGAAGGTGCTGCGTTCCCGATGGAGCGATGGGGTACGACCCCAACCAATGCAGGCGAGTCTCACGTTGAACGATTAATGGCTGAAATGAGCCTGACGTTTCGTTTCTATTTGCCGTGTCCTCACTGCGGTCATGAGCAAGTCTTGGAATGGGGGACACCTGATACCAAGCATGGATTTAAATGGAACAACAACGAAACCAGCATCGAGCGAAAATCAAAAACGACGTATTACGCCTGCGCTCAGTGTGATGATCCCATTTACTACCGCCATTTAAGTGCAATGCAAAAACGTGGTCGATGGATCGCGGAAGACTTTACCTGGACAAAAGACGGTCTTCACTTTTTTGATGTTGATGGTAACAAGACGGATACGCCAGTCAGCGTTGGTATTCACTGCTGGGCTGCCTATAACACAAAAATGACGGACGGGTGGCAAGGGTTAGTTCGCGAGTTTCTGACTAAGAAAAGTGATCCTTCAAAACTGAAAACGTTCGTCAATTTGATTTTGGGTGAACTGTGGGAAGGGGAGCATCGTGACAAACACGATTGGGAACACCTTAAAGGTCGTCGTGAGATTTGGTGGACGGGTGAACGAGCAAAGAACCCGGTTCCTGATCGCGCCGTTGTGTTGACCGCTGGCATTGATACTCAAGATGACCGCATTGAAATTTACGTGTGGGCGTGGGGGGCCGGTGAAGAATGTTGGCTCGTTGACCACATTGTTGTTGTCGGAGATTTATCGAACGAAATCACCAAAGATGCCTGCGCCGCGAAACTGCAGACCCAATACGTGAAACAAAACGGCGAAATCATGGGAATTCGCCTGGGGTGCTGGGACGCGATGGGGCATAAAACCGATGATGTGTATGAAATGAGTCGTCGCCTTGGCGTTTTGTGGATTATTCCCATTCAAGGTGAAAACCGATATGGCAGACCTATCCAATCATTTCCGCGAAAGAAAACGAACAAAAAAGTGTATTTAACCAAGGTCGGGACCGACAACTCCAAAGCGTTGCTTTATGGTCGCTTGGGGATCATGCCGAAAGGTACTGAGCCTGTCCCTGGTTGTGTGCACTTTCCTGTTGATGAGCACATCGCTGGCGATGAATTTTTCAAGCAATTGTGCTCAGCCACCAAAAAACAAGAGATACGCAATGGCCGACGAGTTTGGCGTTGGGTGAAACAATTTCATCCTTTTGATGAAGCATTGGATGGGTGGAACTACGCTCATGCCGCATTGCGGATCTTGATTGAGCGATTTGGCCTCGAATTGAAAGAGCCCGAGACACAAAAGAGTAAGAAAAAACTCAGCATCAAAGAACTGTCAGAAAGAATGAGGTAAGCCGAATGACGTTATTAGAAAAACTGAATGAAGCCGAAGCGGCCTACCATGCGTTGCTCACTGGGACGATGGCGGTGTCGGTAAATAAAGATGGCCGCAAGGTTGAGTTTACTCGCGCTGATATCGATCGTTTAAGAAATTACATCGACAATCTAAAAATCGAACTAGGTCTGAAATCGCATCGTCGTTCGCGTCCAGCAGGAGTGAGATTGTAATGTCAAAACGAGTCCTTTTAGCCGCCGATGGCCGCACTCCTTTGCGAGAGGCGGTGTATCGCGGAGGGAGTTCCGGTTTTGGTGGTCAGATGCGAGACTGGAATGTCCCGTCTCAATCGGTGGATGCAGCCCTTCTTCCGGTATTAAAGCGAATGAATGCGCGAACGGATGATGTGGTTCGCAACAACGGCATTGCAGCCAATGGCATGCAATTGCACAAAGACCACATCATTGGCTCTGAATATCGTTTGAGCTACAAACCGAACTGGCAACTGCTCGGTTTAAAACTGGATAAAGGGTTTATTCGGGAAGTGGAAGCCATTTTTCGAGATATTGCGGAAGACCCCAGCTGCTACATTGATGCGGAAGAAAAGCGCACTTTCACGATGATGATGCGCGAATCGATTGAAACGCATGCTTACAGTGGCGACATCATGGCGAAGCCTGAGTGGATCCCTCGCAGTTCCTCGCCCTTTTCTACTGCTATTCGTTTGATTGCGCCGCGTCGGGTGTGTAACCCGGGGGGAGCGATGGATTCGAACACGCGTCGTGCTGGGATTGACCTGAATAAAAATGGCGCTGCTCAGTTTTACCATGTGGCGGAAGGTGGCGACCGCTTTGGTTTTGGTCGAACGTGGCGACGCGTACCTAAGCGCCTGCGTAATGGTCGCTTAGGATTCATTCATATTTTTGAACCGGTTGAAGGTGGTCAAACCCGAGGCGTGAACCGATTTGTATCGAGCTTGGAGCAATTGAAAATGCTCGATACCCTGCAAAATACGACGCTGCAGCGTGCCATTGTTAATGCTCAGTATGCGGTGAGTATTGAGTCTGAGCTCAGTTCACAAGAAGCGATGGAGTATCTGTATGGTGCAGAGAAGGATGGTTCCATTGAGCGAATGCTGTTGAATCAGGCCGATTATTACTCCGCGCAGAACATCAAATTCAATGGGGTGAAAGCGCCCCATTTATTCCCAGGTGATAAATTCAACCTTCATTCTGCGGGCAATGCCGATAATGGGTTTTCTGCTTTGGAAGCGTCCATCATTCGTTATATCGCAGCAGGTCTGGGGCTTGATTACGCGCAATTGTCGAAGAACTACAGCCAGATGTCTTACAGCACAATACGTGCAGCGCACAATGATTCGTGGCGCTATTTCATGGGGCGTCGAAAAATCATCGCGAACCGTTTAGCGAGTCAGATTTTCGGATTGCTGTTTGAAGAAATGGTGCTGCGTAAATACATCACGCTTCCCACCAAAGCCCGTTATTCATTTTATGAACGTCGCTCGGCTTGGACAAAGTCGGATTGGATTGGTTCTGGTCGTTTAGCGATTGACGGTTTGAAAGAGGTGAAAGAAGCCGTACTTCGTATCGAGTCTGGTTTGTCTACCTATGAGCGTGAAATGGCGGTTCTTGGCGAAGATTATCAGGAGACTTTTGAACAGCAAGTTCGTGAGATGGATGAGCGTAAGAAAAATGGCTTGCCACCCCCGAGTTGGATGGCGCTGCAAGCGTTAGCCCCTGATGAACAAGATGGAAAAACGGATGAGTAATTATCAACACTTATTAACCAAAGCGTTTAACACACCACTGGCGGTGGATGTTTCCTATGCACGCACCTTCTTTTCGGCGTTAGCGCATCGAATCGGTGGTGTTGCCAAGTTGGTGGATGTGAATGGTCATGAGCTGGACGCGCAGGCGATGCAAATTGAAGCGTCGTCGTTTAAAAAAGATCGTCCAACCAGCCGCAACTATCAAGTGGTGGATGGGATTGCCATTGTTCCTGTGGATGGCTCTCTCGTTCATAAGTTGGGTGCATTGCATCCGTATTCGGGGATGACCGGCTATGACGGCATTTTGCGTAAATTGAATGAAGCCATGGAGGATGATGGCGTTCGCGCCGTGATGCTCGATATGGATTCACCCGGGGGCATGGTTTCTGGGTGTTTCGATTTGGCCGATGTCATTGCGAAATATCGTGAGATCAAACCGATTTGGTCGCTGGGTTATGACATGCATTGCTCGGCGGCTCAGATGCTCGCTTCCTCCTGTTCTCGTCGCTTGATCACGCAAACCGGAATGGCGGGATCGGTTGGGGTGATCATGGCTCATACCAACATTGAAAAAATGCTGGAAGAGCAGGGAACGGAAATCACCTTGATCTCGGCTGGGAAACATAAAGCCGATGGTAACCCTTATGAAGCGCTGCCCGATACGGTGCGTGATAAGTGGCAAACGCAACTCGAATCGCTGCGAACAATGTTTGCGACTAAGGCGGCTAATTACATGGGCAAAGAAGTCGCGGATGTATTAGCCACCGAGGCCGAAGTTTATGAAGGGCAGGCCGCCGTGGATATCGGCTTTGCTGATGAGATAGTCAATGGCGCAGATGCCGTCGCTATCATGAGTGAGCATCTCTCTGCTCAAGACACAATAACAGTCGATATGGGAGCTACCATGACTAAACCAACAGATACTCCGACAGCCGAGCAAGGCAACCCACCTACTGCTGCAGTTGAGGTGCCAACCTCGCAAGATAAAACGGCAGCCGATAATGAGCGAGAGCGCGTTCTCGGTATTTTAGGCCTACCAGAAGCGAAAGGCCGCGAAGCGCTGGCTCACAAGCTTGCAGGTAATCCAGCCATTGATGTGGCGATGGCCACGGAACTTTTGTCAGCGGCACCAGAGGCTAATGCGCAGGAAGCCGCAGCACTGACAGCCATGGCTCAAGAGCATGGTGCACCGATTGGTGATGATGCGGCTACTGGCTCTGATGATAAAGATGCCGCTGCGGTTTCAATGTTAGTGAATAGCTAAGAGGTTGAGGATGGAATATTCAGAATATACGCCAGATGATTTTCTGGCAGGCAATGAGCCATTAAAAACAGGTCGTGCTTTTGTTGCCGCAGGGCAGACGTTTGCTCGTTTAACTCCACTGATGCTGCAGCAAGATTCTGGCGCGGGTGAAGACACCAGTGTGTTGGTGGCTTGGGATGGTACCCCTGGTCTTGCGGTGGCGGTATCCGCTAAAGCGGTAGAGGCTCTGGCTGCTGATACCCTGGTGCCATATTACAAAACGGGATGCTTCCGACTGGACTTTGTTCAGTGGCCTGCCGGACTTTCTGAGGCGGAGCAGCGAGCCGCATTCATTGGCACCCCAATCAGTGTAGACGACGAGCATTAAGCTCGTCGTTTGCTTTTACACGTCTAATTTAGAGAACGCTTTATGGATTTGTTTACTACCCGCCAGCTCTTAATGGCAATTAAAGAAAAAGGCATTCGTCGCGATGGCTTTTTCAAACGCATGTTTTTTCGTGAGACGTATACGTTCACTACGGAAAAAGTGGATTTAGACCACATCCCGAATAAAACAAAAATTGCAGCCTACTGCTCTCCGATGATTGGTGCCACCGTTGACCGAGCTCAAGGTTTTGCCACCTCATCATTTAAACCGGCTTACGTGAAATCGAAGCATGCGGTTACCCCGAACATGACCATCAAACGTGCACCGGGTGAAACTTACGCCGAGCCGAAATCCCCCGCACAGCGTCAGGCAGCATTGGTGATGCAAAACCTCGAAATGGAAGAGGTTGCCGTGTCAGATCGTGAAGAGTTGATGTGCGCGGAAATGGTGCTGACAGGTAAAACGATTATCGACAGCACCGACACCGAAGAAGCCAACGAAATTGATACGATGCGCAGTGCCGATAACACGATTGTTCTCTCGGGTGCTGCGAAATGGGATGCTGCAGATGTGGATACGCACGATCCATCGGATGACTTTGAAGAGTGGTCAGATGCGTCTGATGGCATTATTGATATTGCCATTATGGACAAAAAAGCGTGGGCGCTGTTTAAGAAATTCAAAGCGGTGAAAGAGGCGCTGGATACGCGTCGTGGTTCCAACTCTGAATTGGAAACCGCCTGCAAAGAGTTAGGCTCAGCGGTCAGCTACAAAGGCATGTACGGTGATGTTGCGATTGTTGTATTAAGTGAAGAATACATCGACCGCAAAGGTGTGGTGCAAAAAGTGATGCCCGAAAATACCGTTGTGCTCGGTCATACTCAGGCACGAGGCGTGGCGTTGTATGGCGCGATTCAAGACCTGAATGCTCAGAACGAAGGGCTTGATGAAGCGGATCGTTTTGTTCGTGATTGGATTGAAGGTCATGATCCAGCGATTCGTTACACGAAGACGGAATCCGCTCCGGCCATGTACATGGTTGATACGAACCGATTCGTTGTTACTCAAGTCGCTTAAGCGGCTTTTCTCTTTTTAATGGGACCGTGGTCCCATTCATTCTTTAAAGGGGACGCTTATGTCGTCAAAAGAGCATTTGCAAAAGCACATTGATGGTTTGTGTGAAGAGTTAAATATCACCAAATCACCATACAAAAGCAATACGTCAGTGACCGAACTGCAGAAAATCATTGATGAACTCGAAGACCAGTTACCGGAAGACAATGACGTTGAACTGGTTGATAATCAGGTTATCGATGACATCACTGATGGCGATTTATCGGATGGTGTCATTGACGGTGAATTTGTTGATGGTGATCCCACAGGCACTGATGTTCAACCTGGTATCACGGAAATTCCGCCAGGTAGCCATGTTGGAGTGGTTAAAGAGAGTCAGTTACCGGAAGACGCCGTCATTGATGAATCTGGTGTCGAAGTCAGTGCAAATGAGGCTGGCGATTTAGAGCTCAAGGCGTTGGTTACGATTGGTTTGATTTCTCATGGCAAGCGCGTGATGGTGCGAAAATGCACCACGGCATTTATTGAAGAATCTGCGGCACTGGTTGCGGTGGATGAAGGTGTGGCCGTTTTGCTGTCAGCATAGACAGGAGAGCGATGATAAGTCAAAGGCGCGGTTTACGCGCCTTTTTTTCGGATGATGATATGAACTTAGACTCTTTGTTTGATAAAGCCATGACGATGGCTGACCAGCGAATTGAAAACACCATGGCATCTAAATTTACTTTCTTGTTGAAAAGTGGCGAAAGTTTAGAACTCATGGCGATTTTTGATACGGCGCTGCTGGTGAAAGACAACGACAAGCAGCGTTTACCTGTCGTTTTTGAAGAGGGTCTACTCACAGTATTGAATCAGCGTGTGGATAAAGTCATTAAAGGCGCGATTGTGATGACGCCACTTGGCGAACGTGTGGTTTATGATGTGTTTTATAGTGACCACAGCACCAGTTTACTTCAATTATCTCCGTCTCAGTCGTCTTCACGTGGAGATTATGATGGCGACCTTATCCCTACTTAGCAACGGTGGACTTCGTGCTGTCGACCATCGTCAAGGTCCTGCGGCGCAACCATTTAAAATCAACCTTTCGGATGCTGCTTATCAGGCGAAAAAGCAATTTGTTGGATTAGAAATGGCGGTTGACCGGGCGCTCGTTCGAGCCACGAGAAAGACCGCGCGGTGGTTAGCTGTGCATTCGGCGCGAGAACTCAAAGTGGCGCTGAAACTGAAAAACACCAAACGACTGAAAGATCGCATCAAGATATTCGTCAGTGGTAGTGGTTCGTCGACAACCATTTTCTTCGGTTTGGCCCCCATTGAGGTGGAAGCCGCTGGAAAGCCCCGTAACAATGCCGATGGTGTGAGTGTCGGTGGTCGTCAATATGACGGTGCGTTTTATCGGGTGGTTTATGGTTCGACACCCTATGTGTGGATACGAACCAAACGTAATGAACGGGAACATCACCCGATTTACCGCGCATCAAAGCAGCACTCTAACCCCAGCGTAAAAGATGCCGATCTTGCGGGGCGTTTCCCAGTTCAACGTATCGGCTTGGAAATTGAAGAGCCAGCGACTGACGTTATTGAACGGTTGGAGGCCAGAACCAATGAACGCTTTTTGGTGGTGTTTGATCAGGAGTTGAACTATGAGCTTACCCAGCTCGGTCAGAAAGCCTAGCGATTATTTAGTGGCGGTGAGCGCAACGTTCCACCAATTGCTGAATAGTGAAAAGGACCGATTTGATATTTATGACTACGGCGAATTTGGTCGTAAGGACATCACTCGCCCCACGATAGTGGTGGAATACTATAAAGCGCCGGGTATCAATCGTGAACCCGATGGTCGCTTGTATGAGGATTTGGAAATGTGGGTGCATTGTGTGTATCCCTCATCCATACCCAAGGCAGAACAAAAGGCCGCAGACTTGTCGTTTGAAATCCGCAGTTCCGTGATTGCCGATGTTCCTTCTCTAAAACCAGAAAAGGCGAGGGTTCCGAGATGGAACTGGGGCTTAGCTTCTGATTCGGTTCGTCGGCCAACCAATATCGACAGACAAGCATCGATGTTTAAGAACGGTGATAAAGGTTACGAAGCGTGGGCGGTGACGTTCATACAACGGGTCATTTATGGCGATGTGAATGATGACGAAGACACGCGAGACCAGACTGCAATTTCTTTTAATGATCATGTGGATGACCCAGACAGCTATAGGCCAATCAGTGATGACGTATGAACAGATAGACCAAATCATTGCTCAGCGGATCAACGCGGCGTTGGGCGAGTATGCGGAAAAAATCACGGAATTGCTTGATAGCCTTGATGAGCAACAACGTCGTTTGGATAACGCCATTCGTTTTGGAGTGGTGACATCTGTTAGTGACGATGCGAAAAAAATCAAGGTTAAACACGGTGAGCGCACCACACCGTGGATACGGTGGTTCACCTCCGCAGGCGGTGAAATGATGCATTACCGCTGTCCTTCTGTTGGTGAAAGTGCTTTGTTGATTGACATTAGCAGTGGTATGAGCGCGCAAGGTTATTTGGCGTTGTGCGGTTTTGAAAGTGATGCCTTCCCGTTCTCAGATGCGTCACCGAAAAAGGTGGTCACCAAGGCAGGCAGTTTGTCGGTGGAATGGGACTTGGACGGTGAAACGCTCACCTTAATGTCCCCCACCATTAAACTGAATGATAACAATCAGGCGGGAGCGGTCACCGGCTTTAATCGCTGTTCGTTTACAGGTTTGCCTCACCCCGATTGCTCGAAGAGCGTTCTTATCGGGCAATAGGAGTTGTTATGGCAATGAATGCGTCCACGATGCAATCGCTTGTTGAAGATAAATTGATTGCAGCTGGATTTGAAATAAATAACGAGCATGCGTCGACCAAAGCTTTTATCAAAGCGATTTGTGAAGCGGTGACGGAAGAAATACAGGCGAACGCGAAAGCCAACGTGACGTCTGGCTCGTCTGCAGGTCAATGGCCGATAGAGTAGGTGATTATGATTGGAATGGATCCGGTTACCGGAAAAAGCATCTCTGGTTTGGCACAACTGCGCAGTCGCTTTACCAATATGGTGAGTACTTATAAAGGTTCAAGAGAACGTAATCGTGCTTTTGGAAGCGACTGTCGAAAAAATCTCAATAACAACATGAGCGACAGTGTGCTCGTGCAAATTCAATCCAGAGCGATTGAAGGTGTGTCAGATCCCAATAACGGATTGGCGGATTTCTCTATTACTCGTTGCCAAGCTTATCGAAGTGCAACCGGAGTCGTGCTGAACGTTATTGGCGTCTGGAATAAAGATGTTGTGAGTTTTGAGGTGCCTGTTGATGCTTGATATTAGTACGACCACTATCGCGGTACCCGAAGCGGAAGTGGTGCCATCGTTTGATGACTTGAAGTCGGACTTTGTGAACCAGATTGTGACCGATATTGAAACGTCAAACCCAGACTTAGCTGCAGCGATTCGAGAAAGCCTGAATAATCCCGCCGAATTTGGCACGGTAATTGTAGAAGGCGCGGTTCGGGTCCTGCAGGACCGCTATCGTTATGTGAATGACCAAGCTTTGCAGATGCTGGCGATTTGGGCGCGAGATTCAAATTTGGATGCCAAGCTCTCAGACCGAGGACTGACCCGAAAGGTGATTGACCCTGGTGACCCTGATGCGTATCCGGTTATTGAACCCACGTATGAAAGTGATGATGAGGCTCGGCAACGATTTATGCTGTGGCCTTATAGTCTGGCGACAACAGGTACCCGCTTAGGCTATCGTTTTCATGCCTTGTCAATTGATGAACGTCCAGAAATCACCATTGATAAAATCAGTGAAACTGAACTGGTGGTCACCTACACGTTTACCGATGACAGTGATAGCACGTTGATTAAGGATTCCAAGGTTAAAGGTCGTGGTTCTAATACTGGGCAAGTGGATGTGTATCTGCTTAGTTATGAATCTGAGAATGGCGTGGCCAGTCAAGCCACCATTGATACGTGTTTGGCATATCTCAATCGTGATGACATTGCGCAGGAAACGGATGAGTTGTTTGGTCACAGCGCGGAGATTGTGGAGTACGCTCTATCTGTTACCGTTTACGGTTCGACGCAGCCAGGTGGTCTGATTAATCAATCGGATGTCGAAGCAGCGCTGCAGGCTTATGCCGATGAACGTCACAAACTGGAAACTCGTATCTCGGTTTCTAATGTTTATGCCATTTGCGAAGAGGTGGCAGGTGTGAATCGTGCTGAAATCGATCTTGTTGCCGATATCGTTTGTGATCATACCCAAGCCCCTTATTGTACGAGTATCAATGTTACGGTGAAGTATGAGTAACCACCATTATCAATCGGTATTGCCAGACAACAGTTCGCTGCTGATGCGTGCGATAGAAAAGGCGTTTCGTTCTCAGCTCGAAGCTGTGAATGAACCGTTCCCTCAGTTACTCAATCCTCAGTTAACACCAAAACAATACTTATCAGCGTTAGCGTTAGAAGTCGGTGTTAAAGATTGGTTCGAAAGCGATACGATCGATGAGCAACGATCTATTGTGAGTAATGGTCTCATTATTCAAAAAGAAGCGGGAACTCGTGCGGGATTAAAACGTGCAACTGAATCGATTGGTGTTGATGCAACAGTGACACCTTGGTTCAGCAAAGAAGATGGTCGACCTTATGAATTTTATATAGATGCTCACGTTGATGATGACGAAACGTTAGATCTTTTGGCTTTTGAGCGTCTTAGTGCTCGGATTTTTCATCACAAATCGGAACGAGATCTTTGGCTCGCTACGTTCAAGCATGACCCTAGCTTGGGTTTTGCATATACAGCCCCTGTGGTTCGAACTCGCAAGCGTTGGACTTCAAGTAGTATTGTTCCGCTGCATGTTACGGGGATTACCATATCTCCGACGAGCATCATCGTTTATGAGGGTGAGCCAGTTAGCGTATCAGCAACGGTAACAATGAGCGATGGAACAACAACTCATGACGTGCGATATGAATCCAGTGATACGTCTATTGTAACCGTCAATGAAGCTGGACTGGTTTCCTTTGTGAGTGAAGGTAATGCGAGTGTTTATGCTATCTCTACATTCAATGGTATCTCTAGCGCAGAGTGCACGGTGGTTTCTCATGTAGCACTGGCTCCTGTGTCCATTGTGATTTCAGGTATGCCCGAATTTCTTGCGCCAGGCGATGTAGGACAACTAGTTGCCACGGTTTCATACAACGACGGCACGTCTGCTAACTCTCTTGATGAACCTAGCGTGGTTGAGTGGTCCAGCTCTGATGAAACCATTATTTCAATTGATGATGCAGGTAATTACAGCGCATTGGCATCTGGCTCTGTGACGATAACAGCCACTTCAACAGAAGATGCAGGCATCAGTGGTTCAGTCGTTCTTGAGTCTATAGAAGACTATGAACGCTTTTCAATAACAGTCGGCGAGGGCTATTACGGGGGTGACGTATTAACATCAGTTGGCGTGTTTGAGTATTCGCCGGTACATCCCGAGTACAAAGATACGTACGGCGAGTTTTCATCGCACAGTTGGCCGTCTGGTGAACCAATTGTAACTATTAATCGAAAATCAGAATTTATATGGCGGCGTAGGTCTGCCGATGTAGTTGTTTATTTTAGTTCACAAGCAAAGTGGCCAAAGTGGCGAGATTGGAGTGGCATGACTGTCACGTTTACGCATGAGTCCGACATCATTAGTCAAAACCTAACTTTCGGAAATTATTACACTGCACTAAACGAGGAAGGCATACCAGTGCATGAATTTTTGACGGCAAGAGTTGGTCAAGTCGTTGACGTCGAACTGACACGATACGAGCCAACCGCCGACGAGAAAATAGCTGCAAGGCGGCAGATACTTATGCTGTCTCTATCTGACGAGTAACAATACTGAGTAAAGATGATGACGTATTTTTCATATGTAACTGATTTGGGTATCAGCAAAATTGAAGCAGCATACAATGCTGGCGAAACGATTAACTTGATTGAGATGGCCATTGGTGATTCAAATGGTGCTTATGTTGAACCTAACTCGGCATTCACGGAATTGGTTAACGAGTTCGCGCGAGTTGCGCTCAATGAGGCTTCAACAGATGGTCACTTGATTCATGTAATCTCATACATTCAGCCGACAGCAGAAACAGCAGAAAAAACGCTACGCGAATATGGCATTTATGATGATGAGGGGGACATGATTATTTATGGAGCGTATCCAGAGTCTCTCATCCCAAGCTTAGCAAGCGCTGAGCATTTGCAGTTGGAAGTCGAGAACATCACTGAGTTAGAAAACGCTGATGTCGTGAATGTGACCGTAAGTCCTATCGTTCCGCATGCGACAGAAACAGAAGCAGGCATTGCAAAAATCATCAATGATGATGATATCGAAGCGGGAGTTGATGATTCCAAAATACTAACTATTTCAAAGATGCTTAAACGTGTCGCAACTAGCGTTAAAACAGGTGTTGCCAGATTTGCGACAAGTGCTGAAGCCATCAACGGCACTGACACATCAACGATGCTAAATCCGAGCACAGGCTTAGCTTTGTTAAAGTCTCGTATTTCAGGCGCATTAGACGGCACAAGAACAGATTATACTGCAAGTGAATACGCATTGAGCCAGATAAATACAAAGGCAAGCAATGCTCAGAACACAGCGGATAACGCAGTCGATTTGGCTAATGCAGCCCAGGACGCAGCGGATAACGCTACGGGGCTAGCAAATGCCGCCCAGGATGCTCTCGACGCTTTTAAGGCTGAGGATAATCCATTTCCACAATATCTACACAATGATGAACATGCAACGCAAGCGCAGGCTGAAGAAGGTACAAGTGCAGGCGTTTGGATGTCGCCACTCCGTGTTGCACAGCACTTTTTATCAAAACTTTCAGACAAAATTGATGGAACGAGTCATGAGCTTGCTGCTTCTGAATATGCGTTGGGATTGGTCAACGCTAAGGCTCAAGAGGCCCTTGATGACGAGAAACTGCATTGGGTTAAGGTAGCAAGCGGCAGTTGTTCAATCCCTTGGAAAAATGGCACTAGTGGCACGCTTGCTGGAACGATTGAAACAGGTTATTCAGCCAGTAGTCGCAAACACTACAGTGGACGATTTAAGGTCAATATTCTTTCAAATGGTACGGCTGAATCATCCGATCCAACTAACTGTTGGTGGTCGTTCAGAGGCGAACCAAGAGAGGTGACATATTGGAGTGGTACGCCACAAGTCGTTATAGATGTATATGCTTATGGTGCAAATTTAACCAGTGGCACTGGTGGTACAAGTTGGGAATTGTGGGAGTTGCAGGCGTAAATTGATATCTCATCACTTAAACAAATAGATAAATAGGACACGCATTGTTGCGTGTTTTTTTGTGTCTGAAAATCAGGATTGATTATGAAATTGAAAAAGAAGGCTCTGCCAAAAGAAAAGTATCAGGTGCTTTTCGGTTATCGAGACCCGAGTACCCGTCGCTGGCTCAAAGTCGGTGAAACGGTAGAGCTCACCAAACCTCAGGCTGAACCACTTTTATTAGGGGCGAAGCCTCGTATCAAAAAGTTCGCCACAAAAATCGCAGCGGCCACCAAGGTTGCTGGTACTGAAACCAACAAGTAAGGACGGGGTATGCCTGAAATTACCAGTTTTGAACATAACGGGATCACCGTTGAATCGAATCGTGCACCATCCCCAATGGGTGCACTGGGAGGCTGTGTTTTTGGTGTGGTTGGCCTTGCACCTAATGCTGACCCTGATTATCCACGCGGAGTGCCTATTCGTATTGCCAATTTGCGTGACGCCGCCCGACTCGATATGAATTCAGAGGAAAGCGGCACATTGTGGCGTTTTTGCAATTTTGTCTTGTCGTCTGTTTCTTTGCCTATCTATGTGGTCATTGCCGAAGAAGGTGTGGATGCGGATGGCAATCCAGATGATGCCGCAACATTAGAAAGTATCGCGGGTATTGTCGACCCAGACACAGGTCAACGTTCAGGGCTATACGCACTGACTGAATGTCAAGAAACGCCCACGCACATCTTTGCGCCCGGCTATTCGAACATTAAGGCCATTTCAGATCGTATGGTTGAAGTGGCACTGCGTCTTTACGCCATCCCTGTTCTTGATGGAACTAATACCAATGACAATGATGCCATTGCTCAGTCCGCAGACATGGGGCCAGAAGGCACGGGTTATGAAGCTGCGTATTTGGTTGACCCATGGGCGACGGTTTATAGTTTTGCCGCAGGTGCTGATGTCTTGGTTCCATCGTCTACGATCGCCGCTGTGCCATTTGGGCGTGTTGATCCTTGGGTCAGTCCTGCTTCTGATGGCGGAGTCAATATCTCAGGTGTGTCTCGTCAGATTGATTACAACATCATGGACAAATCTACGGGTGCGGACTTACTGATGAAAAATGGGGTGTCCATTTTGTGTCGCACCTCTTTGGGGGGCTATAGCTTGAAAGGCAACCGCACGGTCACGGGTGACTTTGTGAATAAGAAAGGGCTGGAATACGCCATTATTCGCAAGCTGGCCGCTACTTCGGAAGTAGATATGGCTAAGCCACTGACCAAAACGTTCATGCAGCAAAAATGTGAGTCGCTCAATTCGTATCTACAAACGCTCAAAGCTGACGATACCATCATGGGTGCGGAGGTGTATTTGCATCCAACGCTGAACAGCACGGACGAATACATGAATGGTACTTGGGCGATTGCGATTAAGTATGCCGGATATTCACCAAACGAGCACATGGTGTATGTACTGACCGAAGACACTGAAATTGTCGAGTCATTTTTAGAGGAGATCCTGTAATGGCTGAACGTGTATTGATGCAGCGGTCCATCATGCTCAGTGGTGTACCCATTAAACGTGAACTGATTGAAGTGACCCCACCTACCATTAAGAAAAAAATGGCCTCGGTGACCGGAGGCACTTTTGGCAGTAAGTCTCGTTTAGTGGGGGTAGAGCCAATGTCTGGCGCTTCTATTAAAGTCAATGATTTCACCGTTGCTATGGCGGTGGTTTTAGGTTTTGTAGTTGGTGAGAAAGTGTCGGTGGTGATTTTAGATAGCTACCAAAATGATGCAGGTGTGTTGAGTGTGGAACAGCAAATCTGGTATGGCGAAATCACCGACATGACGGATGAAGGTGCTAAATCCATAGGTACCGACAATGCGATGCAGTCCATGTCCATCAATTTTGCAGATTTAGATTCGGCCAAAAAAATCTACGATGGTAAGACGATGTATAACATCAATTTGATCACCGATGAAATTGATTTTGGTCAAGGTGATATTTTGCAAGCGCATCGAGCCGCTGTGGGCCGTCCATAACCTCCTCTTTTTTACTTGCTTGCCCCTTCCATGTTTGGAGGGGGCTTTTTTTAGGATTCAACGATGAATATTCAAAAACAACATGTGTTATTAGCGGCTGTGGGCGAGTTGTCCAGCATTACTCTTAAAGCTCTGACTTATGCAGAAGACCAGGTGTTGTCGGAAGAAGCGACGAAAGATGGCGTGCTTGATGCCAGCAAATTGTCTTGGCTTCGTATTGAAAAGAGTGCGGGGTTAACCTCAGCGCAAATTGATGAAATGGCGACGCCTGACATCAACGTGATTAAAGATTTTGTTGTTCTCACCATTACTTCGGATGCCACGCAAGTGGCTAAGACACTTGAGCTCAGTTACACCAAATCAAAAGAGCCCCTGGTCAAGACATTGCTGCAGCCATTGGGTGACGGAACCAAGAGTTACAAACTTCGCTATCCGAATGGTCGTTTAACCAAAATGTTAGAGCTTGAAACCAATGATGATCGTCGCACCTTCATGTTGTGTGAGTTCTGTACAGGGTTGACCGAACTGCAACTCAAATCCATGAGTACACCTGATTGGAATACGTTGCAAGCAGTACTGGATGATTTTTTGGGAAAGACAGCCGAGTTCTTTCGCCCTTAGACGTTGAGCGATTGATTGATGTGATCCCGCTGGCTTACAACGTCAGCGTGGATGACTTGTTAAATTGGTCGGCGGATGATGCGCTGCGTCGTTATCGTTTGGCAAAAGCCAAGCTTGGTATTAAAGAGTGATTGACGGATGGCAAATAACAAACAGAAATACAGCATTATTCTCGATGGTGTTAATCAGCTCGGCCAGCCGATATCCCAAGCTGGTAAAGCAATCAATCAGTTAGAAAAATCAACTAATCATGCTAATCACGAGTTGAAAACGTTTGGTAAAACGCAAAAACAAATCGCTCAATACCGTGGTTTACAAGCCAATTTAAAAGGTACCGAAACCGAACTCAAAGCTGCAAAAATTGCAATGGCTGGTTTGCGCCGTGAAATAGGTAATACAGACTCAGCAACCAAAGATCAAAAAAATGAATTAAGAAAAGCGGAACGAGAGGTTAAGAATCTTACGGCTGCTTTTTCTAAGCAGTCGGCTCAGCTTGGCGGTCTCCATAAGGAGCTAAAAAGTGCGGGTATCAATACCGAAGCGCTTGGTGCTGAACAACTTCGACTAGCGGCAAATACAAAGAAAGCCAATGTTGCGCTCGATGCACAAAAGCGCGATCTTAAAGAGCTTAAAGCGATAGAAACTCGTCAGGCCGCTCGTAAAGCCCAGCGTGGTCAATTGTTGGGTGAAGCGGTAGGCGTTGCTGCCACGGCGGCTCCTGTGATGATGGCTGCGAGTAAAGCGGTCGATTATGAGTCTGCGTACATTGATGTCCAAAAGGTTACATCATTTCAATCACAAGCCGAAGAAGACAAGTTTAAACGGCAGATGAAAACGCTGGCCGTGCAAAAAGGCATGGATCAAGTCGGCATGACAGAAATTGTTGCAGCGGCGGGGCGTTCTAATGCCAATATGACACCCGAGCAGCTCCTGCAGTTTGCTGATGAAGCGGCTCAAATGTCGATTGCGTTTGATGTGGATGCCAAAGAAGCCGGTGCAACTCTGGCCACGTTTAAAGCATCAATGGGACTGGATGGTGATAAAGCTCTGAATCTTGCTAAAACATCTAACTACCTCGCGGACAGCTTGGCAAATACGGAAGCCAAAAATATTGCCGCTGTGATGAAACGGCAAGGTGCCACGGCACTGAATGCGGGTTTTAATGAATCAGAAGTTGCGGCACTGGCGGGGTCTATTTTCGCTGCCGATGGTTCAGAAGAAACATCGGCCACGGCGTTGAAAAATATCACGACGACTTTGACGGCTGGCTATTCTGCTACTTCAGCCCAACAAGAAGCTTACAGTATGTTGGGTTTGGATGCGGATGATGTTGCTAGCGGAATGCAAAGCGATGCTTCTGGTACGTTAATTGAAGTGCTGCAAGCGTTAAAAGAAGCGGACGATGTCGATCGCTCTGCCATTATCTCGGAACTCTTTGGTAAGGAAATCCAAGGGTCGGTGATTAAACTCGTCAAGACGATGGATGGCGACCAAGGTTTAATAAAAACATTGGAGAAAGCCAGTGATTCGGCTCAGAAAGAAGCCAAATGGCAAGATGAGTTGAATCGTAAGAAAGGCGCTTCTCAGTTTCTACTGGATCAAATTGGTAGTGTGTTTGACCGTGTGGTTGTCGCATTGGGGACCAGTTTTCTTCCTGTTCTTGAAGCGGTCACACCTGTCATTGTGACGGCAGGGAATGGACTGGCTGAGTTTTTAGAAGCCTTTCCTCAAGTTGGTGTGGCGTTAGGTACTGTTGTGACGGGGATCCTCGCCTTCAAGACGGCGAGCATTGGCTGGCGATTAGGGAAAAACTTACTGGGTTCTGGTAAGGATTTACTTGGACAACGCCGTTTAAGTCAAGCAACGTTGCAAACCAAGGCGTCTGCAGATGGGGCCTCGAATGCATTGGGTCGCCTTAATCGTCGGTTAAACCAATTGGGTCAGCGTGGTGGTTACGGTGGCGATGCAGGCCGTGGACGTACGAATCGGCGTAATCAAAGAACTCGTCCGAATAAAACGAACCGAACCACGTATCGTGGTAAAGGCTCTCGCAGTCGCTTTGGGCGTTTGTTAGGAATGGCGGGTAGTGTGCTGCCAATGATGCCGAGCTTTGTTGGTGCATCCGGTGGTGCGACGCCGTTAGAGACGGTCTCGAATGTGGGAGCTAGTGCATTAGCGGGTGCTGATGCCGTGCACGGTATCAGTCAAATGACTGGAATGTTACCCAAGGTGGGTAAGTTTTTTGGTAAAGCGATGGCACCACTTGGCATTGCGATGAGTGCGGTGGATTTTGTTGGTGCGGCCAGTACGGGGGATACTCAGCAAATTGCGGGTTCAGCAGGTAGCATCGCAGGTGGTGCGATTGGTGCTACGCTTGGCTCTGTTATCCCTGTGTTTGGTACCGCTATCGGTGGTTATGTTGGTAGTGAGTTAGGTGGGGTTGTCGGAGAAAAAATTGGAGAATGGTTTTCGACCAATAAAACCGAAGAAGCCCCGGGTGATGATGAGCAACGCGTGATTAAGCAAGTGACTCATCAACAGACACAAGCTATCGACCAGCGCAAGGTTGATATTCATATGAATCTTGCACCAACGGGCCGTCCTGAATATGACAAGACGTTTGCAGAAGATGTGGCGCATAAAACCGCTGCCGCTTTTATGAATCTTGCGCCATCAAATCTTAATATCGCCATTGATAACTCTCTCGGAGGTGGATAATGCGGGTCATGCTGTGCTTGGGAGATTTCGTATTTTCTCCCGCTAAAAACACGGAATATGAAAAATTGTCCCGACGTTTTAAAAGCGGCTGGCAAGCTCAGGAACGTATGGGACAAAAACCTGTTAAGCAATTGGTCTCGCTACCGCTTGAAACGCTCACGCTATCGGGTACTTGGTTTCAGGCTTCGGGTATTGAAGCTCTCAATACGCTTCGTAGCATGATGACCACGCCTCATACGTTGACGAATAATGCCGGTGATAATTTGGGCCGTTGGACCATTGAAAATGTCGAAGAGAATCAAGAGATCATTTTATCCGATGGTGAGCCTATGAAAGTGCAGTTTAGTATTCAGTTGGAGGAGTATTCGTGAAACTGGTTAGAACGAAAGATGGTGATACCTTGGGACTCATTCTGTATCGAGAGTTGGCGCGAGATGATGATGAAGTCTTTGAACTGGCGTATGCACAAAACATTCACCTCTACGCTTTTCTAGAACATGCCTCTACGTTTCCTGCAGGTGTGCTGATTGTTCTGCCTGATCTTCCTGATAAATCCGAACCACAAGCGGTGAACGTATGGGATTAGATTACAAACCAATTGCGTATGTCTCTGGTCCTGGCGCTGACATCATTAATGCTAACTTAATGAGTTTTGAACGTGTTGATGCGTCAGGCATTAAATCTGATTCTCTACGACTTACCGTCAGCGTAGCGAATGAATCAGGGAAGCCGAAAGAGGGAGCGGAGATCACATGGTTTGAAGGGTATGATGGAAACGTCATCAATAAAGGTAAGTTTAAAATTACTCGTGTCGTGCCTCAATTATTTCCGCCTCAAATCACCATCGTTGCGACCGCGGCCCCATTCGTTGTCGATGATAAAACGGAGTTTAAGACGCGCCGTTCTCGGAGCTGGGAGAACATTTCTTTTGGGGACTTGTTTCGTGAAGTGGTACTTACTCATGGTTTTTCGCCTCGCGTGGATCCTGAATTGGACTCGAAGTCTTTTGAGCATGTTGAGCAAACGGATGAAACAGACTCGGCATTCTTAACCCGTCTCGCTCGTAAGCATGATGCAGTTGCTAAGCCTGTAGACAGTTTGTATGTATTAGCTCGTCGAGGGAAAGTGAAAACGATTACGGGGCAGAGCTTACCGGAAGTGACAGTATACCGACCATATAACAATGAACCGACGAACCCAGGCTTTTCAAACGCAATGGTTGATGAACCAAGCAAGCATCGTTTTAATGGCGTGAAAGCTAAATGGATGGACCAAAATGCGGGGAAAGAGCAAGACGTAAAATTAGGCGACTCACCTTTTAAACGTTTGTCGTCGACGTATTCTTCTCAAGCGGAAGCTGAATTGGATGTGGAAGCGGAAATGCGAAAAATAAACCGAACAGGGCGAATACTTCGAATGGATATTCCTGGCGATCCCCTTATTGTTGCAGAGGGAATTGTGGTTTTGGGTGATAGTTGGCCGAATGATATGGCTGGGCGCTTTTCTGTTGATAAGGTAACAGCCCGAGGTGGTGGTAATAGTGCCTATCGATTGAGTGTTGAAGCTACGGTACCATTAAATTAAAAGGAAAGTTTTGGCTTTCCTTTTAATTGTTTCAGATCGTAGCAAAAGATCATTTATTGGTTAATAACTGATAACATGACTTTGCAACGGCTTCTCCTATTCCTTGATGTTGATTTCTCAACCATTCAATGACTAAGTGAGCTGGTAAAAATGGTAGCTCTTGTAGTGTTGCATTACGAATTTTGTTATAGTCCTCTTTAGACATGATCGTCTCCTGGCGGTTTTGGTTGTGTCTTAAACCCCGATTGCAGTCGGGGTTTTGTTTTTTTCTATGGCTAGATAATGCTTGAATCACTTGCCATTGCTCCTAGCTGAGCAGCATGGCCTTTTCGGAACGCCTCTCCAATATCGAAAGGTGGGTTTTCAAATACTAAATTTGGATTGTTTGAATTGCCTACCAGTGCTGAATTTGCACCTTCATAGTAAGCTTGTAACTGAGCCTGAGTCATATTTTCAGTTTCTCTATTGCATGAATAAAACATATTCTTTCTCCTGGCTTGGTTTAACAATTATCTAGCGCGTCTTGCGATAGGGTTTTTGAAATAAATTCTTCAACTTTCTGCAGCGCTTCCTCGGATGCATTTGGAATATTGATGGTGGCCTTGCCGTTCTTCACTAGAATGGTCGCACCCATTGCCAGTTCGCGAGGTTTTACTGGTTCTGGCTTTTTGATAGATGCGCCACATTTAGCGATAAAGCATTCGATCAATTCTTCGGTGCTACGTCCTGCTTCTTTATCTGAAAGCCACATCCGACAATATTGAGCTACTTCCAATTGGCGATCTTCATTAAGTTTGTTATACATATCGAATAGCTGGGCACCTTTTCTTGCCGTTAGGTCACACGGGCTTTTAAATGCTTTGATAAACGATTTAGGCAGCTTTGCCGTCTTAACATCTCGCATCATCACTCTTCGGTCTTTGCCAACTAGCTTCGCTGCTTCTTCTTGGGTTTTACCTTGATTTAGATAGCGCAGTGCTTTTTGGCCGTTTTCATACGCTGACGGTGCGCGGTACTGGTTACCAACTTCAGTGAGATAGTCCATTTGAGCATCAGTTAGCTCACCCACCCAAATGTAGTAATCCTGCTTCAAAAACTTGGAGAGGAAACGGCGGCAGCTACCATCGGCCACTTGAGTGATTCCGCACTCAACTCGGCCTATGGCAGGGTTCTCTTGGCCATACTCTTTGTAGCTATCTAGCATGTGACCGAGCGAGTATTCGTCAAGCAGTTCCTGGTCGCGCTCATTACTTAGCCAGACCATGGTGCTTTGTTCTATCTTGTTAGCTTTAATCACTTGAAGGGTGAAGGTTACCTCTTGGCCCATGACCTTTTTGGTCATCGTGCTGCCCACTTTCTCAGCCAGTTTTTCAGACACTTTTACAGGTGCGCTTTTCTCACGCTTACCTCTAATTCGAGCAGTTGAGACGCTGGACTCTTTTATTTCAACATCGAGATCGTTTTTCATGTTATTCGGCCTCCCACATCGGCTTTAAAATGGTGTCTAGGATTTCATTGAATGGTGCGTCATAAATGGCTGTTGCACGTTTCCAAGCCGCTGGAGAGCTTCGCTCAGATGCACCGTTTTGCTCGTAGATAGTGACGCCCTTGCGTTGGCCTTTTCCAACCTCATCGGTGAAGTAAACGCCGCTGTTTAGTGGCATTCCACTCCAGAAGCGGTGCATGTCCTGCACGTTCTTCAGGCTTGAGCTGTGCTCGGCACCTAGCTTAGTCGGTAACACGCGCACGTATGGTTCATCTAGCTGCTCTGGTCCGTTAGGTCGGTATATGTCTCGAATTAAACCCATTAACTGGCAAGTCGAGTTCATGTCGTTCACCTCGGCAGATGTTGCGATAAGTACCACGTCGCTTGCGCAGATCATGTTAGTTGTGCCTAGACCCAAGTCAGGGTGGCCATCAATGATGATAACGTCGTAGCTATCTTGCACGGTCATTAGGCCAGCTCGCAGCATCTGGTCCGCTGGATATTCGATATCAGCCTCAAGCAGTTCGCTCTCGATACGCTGCAGTTGCAGGTTGCTTGCGATGATTTCTAGCTTTGGCCATGCGGTTTCGTTAATGCAGTATGTTAGGTCGTCTTTCTCACCTAGCATGAACGGCAGCACCGTGTCGTTCACATCGGTATTCAGCTCTGGATGGTAGCCGAAGTACATCGAGCCATGCGCTTGTGGGTCTATGTCAACGAACAGGACGCGATAGCCTTTCAGTGATAGCCATTGCGCTAGGTGAACGGCTGTCGAGGTTTTCCAGCACCCTCCTTTACCACCAGGAACGGATACCGTGATTGGATAGGTTTCCATAACCTGGTAGGGCTGCTTTTTAAATACGTCGCGCATATGGTCGATTTGGGCCAACGTGTAACCCAATCGGATTGGGCGAGGTGAGTTGGACTCCTTGTATTCCGGTTGGGGCAGGCGACCTTCTTTCTCAGCCTTGCGAATAGCTTCACTTGTCACCCCAATCATTTCCGCAGCTTCATTGATACCAAAGCGACGATTTAGGACTCTGGCTAAAGGTGAATCATCACCAAACTTCTTTTTAGCTCTTGCTCTTGACCATTCGTTAAATGAGTCGATGCAGGCCTGCATCTGCTCAGAGAGTGTTTGTGACATTTCGTATCTCCATTGTTAGCGGTTTGCATTAAATATAATGGTTTGCTTGTTTTGTGTAAACTGGTTTTATTTTTGCAAACTAATACTATTTATTTATTGTGACTTGCATCTCATAAGTGGGTTGTTACTGGCTGTTGAAAGTCTTGGTTTTGTTTCTGTAACAGGTGTTCTTTTACTATTTCCGGTTTAGTTTTGTTTAAAATCAACAGTTTAAATAAAAGTAGGAAGAGAGGAAATAGAGCCATTAGTCATGAGTAACTAGGTGAAAGAGCTATCCCTTGAACACTGACATCTAGTAACACAAATAAAACGAAAGACGGCCAAAATTAAAACGTTACAAAATAATAAATACAACATAGTGGCGCGGATTGGCCTCAAAAAGTTACATATACATA